ACCTGAACTCATTACTTTGAGCTCGGAGTACTTGAGGTTTTCAACATCAAAGTTCTTGGCGAGGAGGACGTTCATTATTGTATTATATAACTTGGTTATTCTTTATATAAATTAAGGGACACTATCAATTTTTATTTTTTATATGGGGTAATAAAATGATAAATATATCAAAATAATAAAAATAATATAAATAATAAAAATAAAATATATAACACACCATCTACGATATCATCTACGATACCATCTACGATATCATCTACGATACCATCTACGATATCATCTACGATACCATCTACGATATCATCTACCAGTCCATACCTTTATTATAGGAATGTGTCTATACTTTGCTAAATCAGTGATTTTGACTTGATGCGGGGCATAGATATGGATATCTCCATGTAAGGAAGGAAGACTCTGGCTCTGGGATTGGTACTGAAGCATACACGCTATTACTCTTTCAAAAGAGCAGCGATTATAACGATTCAATATACAATCTAGTAATTTGCTGATATCATATTTGCTATTAATATGGGTTAAATAGTCGTGTGTTATTATACTCATACTCCCGAAGCATCCCTTCCATAAATGCTTATTGTTATAAAAGGCCGTCAGTTCATCGTCCTCAAATACGCTTATGATTCTCAACTCATCTTCAGTTTGGTCCCAGTGGTGCTCAAAATCCCAAATAAACCGATACTTATCTACTAGGATGTCATTGATATCTATGTGGTTATTTATAAATACGCTATCGTGTATTATTATAGCAATGTCAAATAGCTTATTATTCAAATAATAATAATATGGCAGTAGTTCGCCACGCTGTGGATACTCGCTATTTATAACGTGGGTCTTGTATAATTCATTTGCTGGCTTTGTTATGAAGGTATGGTCGCTATTATCATCTATAATGAGAATCGTATTATCAGGATAGTATTTTCTAATATGGTTATAGCAACGAATCCAGTAAGTATTCGTGATACTGTTATTGACGTGTCTTAAAATAATAAACCCGAATGTCTTGTTCGTAGCACCGGTCATCAGTATAGGTTATTTATTATATGTATAGGTTATTTATTATATGTATAGGTTATTTATTATATGTAATGTTTATTCCGTATATATCCTTCTAAAATAAATATTTTATATATGTAATGGGATCCCAGAAAACTTTGACAAATGAGAGATATATGTATAACTGTAAAGAGTTTCAAATATATAAGACAAAAAAAGGGGTGAAGTTAATAAAAATAAATAACAGTTTTGTTAATATAAATAACGTGTCTTCTATCAACGCAAAGATAAATGATAAAAACCATAACGATATGGTAGCCGAAAATATTAGCGAGCTAAACAATTTAGATATTAGCAACGAAGCTCTTGACGAAGGCTACGGTGAATCTATTGGCATTGCTAGTGTTATTAGTGTTTCTAGCGAGATGGCTGACGCTGGGGCTGACGCTGGGGCTGACGCGGACACAGGAGAATTAAGCGAATCATCTATAGACGGCGAGGAATACGTAATTTTGTAATTAGTTTTTTTCGTTTTCGTAATAAGCGACATTAAACGATAGTATAATTAAGAAGGTCAATAGAGACTTTGAAAAGTTGGCGACATCTATATTAGTTAATAGATAGTATTCGTTGTACCTTTTAACAGCATTGTCAATTCCGTACCATACAAGTATATTATTGATTTCATAAGCAGACACCGAGCTCACCCTATCATCTATAAAGTTAATTAGGTCTTCAACAACCACCAAGTGCTTGCTATTAAAATTACAATCGCAATAGCACATATTCTCATAAATCCCATCGCAAATGTCATATAGACTTTCGTGGATATTTTCGGCCATTACACATTCATACATTCTTGGCTTTGGCTAGTGGATGAGGTGTGGATTTAGTATATAAATATGATATACTCTATACTGATAATCAATTTTTTAATATGTATAATATATTTAATATGTTTAATATGTTTAATATGTTTAATATATTTAATATATTTAATAGGTATAAATAATATATTGTAAAATATATATGAAAAATGCCAACATAATGATGTTCGTATTTGCGCCAAAGGTCGCTAGATATCCCGCAATTAATGCCGAAAAAATCATCATCGCACTATCACCAAGAATAGCCCAATATGATACTTCATCAGCGTAATCCTTTAAGATGTCTATAATCTTATTAACGCCTTTAGGAATGGTAAGAATCATTAGATAAAATAATATGTCGTGTATAACCTGTATAGCGACCAACAATAGTATAAAGGTAGGCATTGAAAACTCTTCAAATATATAGGGATATATTGCGCGGGCAATAACAAAACCTAAAAATATTAGAGACACATCTGCTAATACGGCGGATAAACCATACTTCTTATACCAGACCTTCAAGAAACTGCTTTGTGTACTATTTGTCAAAGTTTGTGTAATATTTGTAAAAGATATTATAATAGTTATAACCTCTACAATAAGAATCGCCACTATTATTGGTAGATAATCCTCAATATTGTCAAACTTTGATATATCCGCAAACATCCTCTTCTATTAATTACTAAAGTAAAATAAAAAATATAAAACACAAATACATAGATACATATACACGCATTCCTTAAGTAGCAGAAGCATTCACAAAGTCGTAGAGACTTTCTGGTGTAATCACAAAATGCTTCGGGTCGTAAGTATGGTTTTCGTAGTATTCATAGTAGCCAAAATACTCAACTACGTGGGAATATTGGTCGCAATAATCCTTATTATAGTCAATGTCATAACTGTCTCCCTTACAGTTCTCGTAATTATAGATGTACTCTTTTAGTTCTAGAACAATGAGTTCCCTGAATCCGTCAAGCACATTCACATTCTCCTTCTGTAGGTCTGCTATGACATCGTCAAGGTCGTCCTTCCTTTCTTTTTCCTTGTCGTCGCTCCTGAACCTAGACATCAAGTAACCCAATATAATATCATATACCTTGTGAAAATACTCTTTGGCCTTCTCCCTGTCAAGACAGAGCAGGTGCTTCTCATTGTTGACATCCACGAAGTTAATTGCGCTCATCTTGCTGGTCGTTCGCTTGCTGGTCGGTTGCTGGTCGGTTGCTTGCTGGCTTGCTGGTCGTTTGCTGGTCGCTTGCTGGCTGGCTTGCTTGCTGGTCGCTTGCTGGCTTTTTGATTGCCTGTATCGCTATTGGTTCCTAATAAAAAAGAACATAGGGGTCAATCAATTTTTAAAATTTTTCACAAGAATTAGAACACATCTATTCTAGTATTTACTTTCTAACTCAATCACTCGGCGAATATAATCTAAATTAATTAATGGGAGAACTGGAGAGCATTCCCATAGTTGTGTTTTGAGGAACGTCTGGATATTGTATTTTACAGGATACATATGAAATAGGCCAGCGTATATATCAAGCATATACCGCTGATGTTTTTTAGAGAGTAGTTTATAGCTGTATTTAGGCAGTACTATTAATAGCTGGATATATGCCGGGACAAACTCGTTATCACAGTTTAATACAGGGGGTTCATTTGCTATAGAGTGATTCAGTATGTCCTTGATTGTCGGCGGATAATTATACGGATAATACCACTCGCAATCAATCGGGTCTCCTTTGTAATATGAATATACCCAATAGATACCCTTAATATAATTATTACACGCATTAAACATCACAGTAGAATCAATAGATATGTTGTTATCAAATATAACCCTATAATATTCCTGGCGCCATTTATTGGGACTGTTATATATCGCTTGGATAAGTGGGTCTTTGTTTTTCAACCCGTAGTAATCGCTCGCCAATGCTACCAAGGCATTCGCTCCATGTGTACCCCTGTTGTCTGGCGGGCGCTTTTTAATATATCTTTCGCAAATCTGGTGAATATCTTCATCTTCTGTATGCGCCATAGTTTTGAGAATATCAATAAGACAGTTGTGATTGATTACACCGCTATTAACTAATAGCCCGTTGGTTTTAATTGACTTTTTCGTGGCAGACATTAGCGTCTCTATGCCATTATTTTTAAGTTCAATAGTTAATAAATGCGGTATAAAGTCATTCCCGAGTATAGAGCAAGCGGTACAATACGTCTCTATAACGTCGTTATCGCTAAAGTCACTTGCGTCGCTGGCGTAACTGGCGTAACTGGCGTCACTGGCGTTACTAGCGTCACTGGCGTCCCATTTTATTTTCAATTCGCATAATATCGCTTTGCGTAGTTCTTTAATATTTAGATAGTTATATACTGTGTTGTTTGTATGTGGGTCTTTGACCTCTCGCATTAAATATATGTTCTCCATGTGGGACATTAGCGATAGTATAATTAGGTCGGCGTCAAGACCATGGATAATAATTCGTGCTTCTGCCGCTTTTGCGGTTTCTCTTATTATATGAAATATTTTATGCTCTCCCTCACCGCATTCATTACTACCGCTGTAAATAACATTGGAGCTATATTGCGGTTCCTTGGTACGCTCGTAAATATAATTATTTAATTTTTCCATAAATAGGGTGCCTGGCGTAATCGCATTTGTATCCCACTTAATACTAACATTATCAAGAGTATATTTGTAGATGTTTAAATATCTCCTCTTCCTCTGCTGAAACATCTTTGCGAGAGGCGCTACACCATCAGCGCAAATGATATATTTGTCCGCTTTGTAGTTTTCAATGTAGTACTTGATTCTTTCCCATACACCCGTAATAATCTCGCTCTCAATAATATCGTTATCAGGCGTCGTCGCTTGCTTCGCTTGCTTCGCTACCGTCTTCCTAATGATATCCTGGGCTACATTATGTATAACTCCATTGAAGTCAATACAATACATCGCAAGTCCGCTAGGTTTATTATTGGAAAGGATGTTGTTGTATTTTTGCGTCAGCGAATAAAAATAATAAGGAATACCCATTTTTTATATTATTATTGTGGATATATATTTATATAATAGTGATTATCATTTTTTATTTTTCTTTCTATCATATTAGAATATATATATAATATGCCTACGCCTGCTTCAACTAGTATAAGTGACGTATTTTTAGGGTCAGAGCAATCAAAGTATGCGGGAATCGCTCTTTTTATAACCATATTGATAATATGTTTAGCAATCCTCTTCACCAGTAGCAAGATACCCATAGAACAGCGCCTAGTATTCGTATTGTTCGTTTTAATATTGACAATCCCATCCATATTAATGTCATTGTTTGAACTAACTTGTATCGTTACTGGCGGAAACTACAATACCCGCTGGTGGTGCTGGGCTCTTGCGTGGGTATTGGCAATAATCATTATATTTTACTGTGTAATGATTATAATCTCGCTCTTTCTCTCTATGACGAGCTATGACCTCGCTAATGAACGTATTAGCGAGGATATCGCAAATAGCAAGGTTGATACCACAACTGACAATACGAACGCCAATAACTATGCTAAAAATCTAATGACATCCTACGAGCAAGATTCAATGAACCCGTCGCGACAGCAGCAGACACCCCATGAACGCCACGAATCACAGGAATATAGACCTCCTGTCCCTCCTCGCCAAGACTCTCCTGTTCCTCAACAATCCCAGCACATGAATTATTCACCCCAGTCCTCCGTCCAGTCCTCCGTACAGTCCTCCGTACAGTCCTCCGTCCAGTCCTCCGTCCAGTCCTCCGGCGGTAATGGTAACTATACGGGGTTTGACTCAACAGATAACCTGTCGCCACTTGACACCGCTTTTAATGTGATTAAGGAACCCGCGCAACAGCAACGGCAACGTGGAAATGTGAATGGCGGTTCACGTACTAACGATATCGTTGAACCATATGATAGCGTTGAAGCGGATTCATTCAGCTCGTTTTAATATAGTAATAATATTAGAAAGCCCGCTATTTATACGCCTTGTATATCCTTTGTTCCATCCAATAAACACAAACGTGTATTCAGTATAATTTTTTTGGGGAATATTATAATTAACATTTATACTATAACCTTTGAAATAAACCTCCCTTACAGCCACGCATTTTAAACGAGCACCCATATTTAATAAAAACTCGCACTCAATATTACCATTAGCGAAGAGCGTATCTAAAGTATCACGGATATGAAAAGGCTGTGATATAAATGTATAATTAAATATGGAGAACATATCCTCGTTTATGATGATTTTCCAGACAATTTTATTGGCGACGTCTTTATCTAGACTGTAAGCGAACCTTATAGCTACAATCTCCTGTACTGACATTGATAAAAAGGTTGGTGTGGTAATCTCTTCGCCAACATTTATACTTCCAGGCATTTTATTATACCACGGGTATTTGAATCCGCGATATAAAACTAGCACTGTGGCTTTCGCTGCTTTATTCGCGGACGAATGCGACCGTCGTCTTTTTTTACCGACAGGCGATATTTTAACGCCGGGTGATATTTTAACGCCGGGCGATATTTTAACGCCGGGCGATATTTTAAAGACTTCAGCGCATGTAGGTAGCTTTTTTGCCAAAACATTTTGTAATAATCGTATAATTTCAAATTGTCTTCGTATAAAA